AAAAACTCGTTGTACATCCACATAAGAACGTACAACGAGTTTTTAGTTATTTATATTGGGAGTTTTGACACGCCCTCATCGACCACCAGGGCGCAGACGCAATGCTGCGCCACATGACACCCATGACGGGCGTCACCGATTCCTACACATTCACGGAGTCGTTCTTCAAGACCGTATCTTCACGCTATACTGGCGTGTTCAAGGAGCAGCAGAACATCGGTTCGTTCGCTAACCGCACCCTTACGGTGCATCCTTGTGTTATCGAGATCCTCGACGAGCCGGAGCGCTACCGCCGTGCCTACATCACAGAGGTTCGCGGCGGTCTCGACATCGCGAAGCATCCGTTCGAGATTTGGCTCATCAACCGCATCCTGCAGCAGGCTTCAGAAGACCTCCTGCCGTGCATCTGGAATGCGGAACTCGACAGCACCGGCAAGAAGACTTCGCTTAAAGACTCTTTCGACGGTCTCGGTACGCACATCAAGAAGGGCAAGGACGACAGCTCTATCTCCGCCGACAAGGGCAACCTCGTGTCGACCGGCAAGTTCACTCGCGCCGACATCGGCACGCAGCTGCTTGCTATGTGGCGACACATGCCGGAACTCTTCCGCGAGCAGAAGTCAAAGCTCTATATCCCTTACGCCCTTGGCGACCTCTACGACGACTGGTTCGCAGACGAGCATCCAAACGTTCACTCGCCGCGTCAGTCTCCAGACGAGACCGGCCAGCAGTTCCTCTACGGTTCAAACGGCAAGTGCGAGATTATTCGCTGCCCGGGCATGCCGACAGACTCGAGCTTCGCGATGCTCACGCTCAAGGACAATGTCTACTACGGCATGGACAAGCCGAGCGATATGCGCAAGCTGCGTGCTGTCGAAGCCGACTATAAGTTCAAGGCTCTCGGCAAGTACGTGTTCGGCACACAGTTCATGACATTCCGTCCGGAGATTTTCTGCGTCAACGACCAGCCGGTAGACCCGACTGTCGCCGCTTAATTTGTTTCACCTATAATATATATAATGTATGGCTGATAAAAAAAAGTGCTTCGAGCTCGCCGACATCGACCCGGCTCTTGAGTGTGACGCGCAGGACAACATGGGCGGCATCGTCGAGTCGGTCATCTTCGGCTATCACGACGAGGTGGCTACATGGCCAGACTCGCCTACTCCTAAAGAGGCCGCTCTGACTCTCGAACAGGCAGGTGCGCTTGAGGGCGATGTTGTCATGGCTAACGGCTGCAAAGCATGCAAGCTCAACTTTACAGACAATACTGGTTCGTTCAGCATCAAGATGCAGGGCGAGACTGGCGGCGAGTCATTCCTGATGGAGCTCTCGCTTGTTTCCGCACGCATCCGCAAGAAGATCCTCGGCTTCATGAACGCAGCGAAGGGCCGTAAGCTCTTCTTCATCGTGCAGGACAACAACGATGTAACGTACCTCATGGGCGACAAGCGTCGTGGTGCTCTTCTCGCTTCCGACAGCGATGGTGCCACCACCGGCTCTTCACCTACTGAGCGCAACCAGGTATCGCTTAAGTTCCAGTTTACAACTCCTCGAGCTCTCGCCTACGAAGGCGACTGCAAGAATATCCTTACCGCGGCGTCTGTCTGACGGCTGGGTTGGTTTTCATTTTACTACAATTTGTTTCCCTCCACGGCAGCGGCCGTGGAGGTTTTTTATTGTCCTTAAGCGATGCTGTTTTTATCGCTATTTTTGTAGCGTTAAATGTTTTTGTTGTTATTATGAAACTTTCAGATAATTATTTCAAAGCACGCACAATGGCGATGCAGTGGCTCGCGCAGTCAAGAGACAAACGCAACTTTGTAGCCGGCTTACAGATCCTCGCCATGTCGGGCTACAAGCCTACGGTACATGCGCTGCTCGCACGCAAGGGTGAGCTGCCATGGACTGTAGAGAAACTCACATCATGCCTGCGCGATGTCATTCAGGTATATTACAACCCCGACGATCCGCGCTTCACCGATGGTTCGGACGTTGACGTTCTTAACGATAGCGACGGCGAGCATCAGCCAATAGCAGAGCAGCACGACATGGCGAAGACTGCCGACACCGAGCAGTTTAAGGCTATGCCTGAGGTTATGCAGCTCGTCGTTAAGGCTTACGCCGACGCCTACAAGCAGCGCGCCAAGCTCGCACGCCAGCGTCAGGAGATTGGCGAGGCCAACGACGAGAAGTCTGTTGCTCGGCGCAAGGAGATAGGCGAAGAGATGGAGCATCTCACTGCTTACATGGATGCTCTCGCTCCGATAAAGGAGGCTTACGACAAAGAGGGCACAGTTCCAGATCGAGAGACGTTCGAGAACATCGCAGGCTCTATCGAGCAGCCAAAGACTGACGATGATGCAGACGCAGAGACCGACTACAAGACGATGGATACCGAGAAACTACGCACACGCCGCAAGTCGCTCACCGACCAGATAACGCGCAAGGAGAACCAGCTGCTCTATCAGTCGAACTCTAAGCAGTCAGCTGAGAACCCGATGCCAGAGTCGCCAAAACGTGTAAAGCTGCTCAAACAGATAGAGAACCTCAAGGCGGAGCGCTCGAAGATTGAGTACGAACTCGCATCGAGATAGCCTATGATTCTCGATCCTCAGACTATTGCCATTCCACAACGGAGCGATGACCCACAAGAGGATCATCGCTCTCTTGTTTATGTGCTCGACCGCTCCACCTCTGACATCGAGGTTGTAGCCGACGTTCTCGAACGCCCTTCGCAGCTTGGCGCCATTGCCAACGGGCGCGACAAGCATTTCTACAGCAACGGCGCTTTCAATCTCATACAGCTCATGCTGTACGTGCTTCGACAGACCGGGCCTGCTCACGTTTTCTTGTCGACATACTCTATAGCCGAGGACTCGATATCTACGCTACGTCGCTACGTTGACAACGGCACGATACTATCGATACGTTTTCTAATCGACAACCGCGTACGCTCGATATCACCTAAACCCTTCGCTCATCTCATTCAGTCGTTTCCGGACTCATACCGCTGCATATCGCTGCACGCTAAGGTAGCTCTCATCAGCAATGCCGACTGGCACGTCAGCATCGTCGGCTCGCAGAACGCTACGCACAACCCGAAGCTCGAGCGAGGCATCATTCACACGTCAGAGGATATCTGGCGATTCGATAATAAAATAATGTATGAAGAATTTGACAGAGGAGCAAAGTAAAGCTATTGAGGATATGGCTTACTGCCTCATACCACTATCACTCATCGCTATCAACCTCGAGATGGAGCTGCACGAGCTTAAAGATATGCTCAACGAGCCGTCGGCAGCACGCACTGCTTACTATCGAGGCTACATCCGTCAGAAGATGGAGGTGCAGCGCTCCATAATTAAGGCTGCACAAAACGGCAGCAATCCTGCTCTTGAGCAGCTGCTGCGCATGCTCAACGACATTTCAAATCAACTAAAATATGGTTAGAGAATACAAGTCTATCGCTAAACTCACACACGATGAGATAGAAGCCCATATCGTCGATCCGGAGAACAACCCTTTGCCTGAGCGATGCAAGGAGCAGTTCGGCAGGGTGCTGTCGGCAGCAAGACTGCTTGACGACTACCCCGACGACAACCATGTCATCAGACTCATGAGAGCGAAATACGATGTGTCGTCATCGACTGTAAGGCGCGACATTGCCCTGGCACGTCAGCTCTACAAGTCGCGACACACATTCGACTGGGATTTCTGGCAGGCATGGATGATTAAAGACCAGCTTGAGCTCATACGTGAGTGCAAGCTGAGCGGCGACCTGAAGGAGTGGAATAAGGCGAAGCTCGTGCTGCACAAAATCATCGGCGACAAGCCTCTTTGTGAGGAAGACCCGCGACGTATGCAGGCGAACCAGTTCTTTATTCAGATCGTCAACAACAACGGCGAGCAGCGCAGCATGCCGCTCGGCGACGTGCGTGCTCTCAACGACCAGGAGAAGAAAGAACTTATTGACAACCTTTATCAGCCTATCGACGACGCGCAGGCTGAAGAAATCATGCAGACATGACAACACTACATCAGGACTACTGGCAAGAGGACATTCACGTCAACCGCGCGCAGTACGCGTATCTCATGCTGCAGGCTAAGAACAAGTACGCTATCATGTCGCGCGGTACGGGCAAGTCGTTCATCGTCGGCGCAGAGGTCGACGAGAACGTGCGCATCATGCCGCGCGGCATCACTACCATTGCGCAGGCTACCATCGGTCAGGCGCTCACCAAGACGCTGCCGTCTACGTTCAAGATGCTCGAGATGCTGGGCTACAAGCCTTATGACTACGAGACGCACACCGGCGACTACGTAGTCTGCAAGCGGCCTCCGGAGTCGTTTATCCGGCCGTACGAGCACATTATGCAGTTCGATCATGTTATTTCGTTTAGCAACGGCCACTGTCTGTATGTCCTCACGCAGGAGGGCAGCAGCCGCGGTCCTAACGCCGATTTCAACATCACCGACGAGGCGCTGACTATCAACAAGGAGAAGTTCGATCAGGAGGTGGCGCCGACAAACCGCGGCAACGAGTGCATCTTCGGCAAGCGCGCCGAGCATCCTATCGTCAAGCATCACGGCAACGCCTTTCTCTCTTCTATGCCTTACACCTCGCAGCAGAAGTGGCTGCTCAGTCCGGCTGAATACTACGAGAAGGAGCGAGGCATTCCGCTCTTTCAGCGCTGGAACCGCTTAGTGCAGGTGCAGATGCAAATGATCGAAGCGTATATTGCCAACGACAAGTCTCTGTTTCGCGATCTGTGGAACGAGACCGTGCGCATGCGGCGAGAGCTCACGCCGTTTGTTTCAAAAGACTCCACGCTCTTCATACTTGGCTCGGTGTTCGACAACATCGAGAATCTGGGCATGTCGTACATCGTCAACCAGTACCGCGTGATGGATAAGCTCTCATTCATGGTCGAGATACTCAACTTCGTGCTCGACAAGGTCGACCACTGCTACTATAAGCTCGACGATCGTCATCTATACTACAACGCCACAAACGACAGTTACCTGCGCGACTTCGCTGAGAACAACGACTACAACTGGCAGGATCTCGCGCAGGTGCAGGACTCGCGTGCCGACATCGACTGCGACCCGACACAGCCGCTTGAGATAAGCACCGACTGGGGCTCTGCCGCCTCTTTCCTCTCGGTTGGTCAGGAGCGCTCGTTCGACTTCTCGGCTAAGCTGGTATCGCAGACACCCATCGACTGCGTCATCAACGAGTTCTACGTTAAGCGTGACGATGAAACCGACACCGAGGTCAACGCCCTCGCCGACAAATTCCTCGTCTATTACGAGCACCACGCCTGCAAGCGCGTCACCCTATACCGCGACCGCTATGGCGATGCCAAGCGTGCCAACTCAAAGAAGTCGTACAACGAATTGTTCGTCGAACGACTGCAGAGGTTCGGCTGGGAGGTAGAGCAGCGCGTGCATCCAGGTATGGAGCCGCCGCAGCACGAGAAGTTCTTGCTGTGGACATACATTCTCTCCGAGACCGACGCACGCTTTCCTCGCGTGCGCTTCAACGCCACGCGATGCAGACATACGCTTATATCTATGCAGAACACGCGTGTCGTCGAGGACTCGCAAGGTCGCTTCGCAAAAGACAAAAGCTCGGAGCGCAAGCAGTCTATATTGCCCGAGGACGCTACTCACTTCGGCGACTGCGTGGACAAGCGTATCTGGACTAAATACTACACAAGGCTGCGAGGACTTAACTCTACGTTCGTCGACGGTCGCGTCTGACTTCTTGTCGCTCTTTTTATCGCTCTTTTGACTGCGCGCTTTCCATTTAGGACTGCGCGCGGTCGTTTTTTTGTGCCCTCGGGCGGTTTTTGGTTGGGCGGTGGGGTGTCATATATCAACTGAAAAGCGACTAATCGGGCGCTCGCCGCGGTAGGGCGCGGCTGGCTACGTTGTCACGTAGGAGCGGACTTTTTAAAAAAGTCCACGCGAAAACCTCGTAAATACGTAGTCCTTAACTTATTTTAATGAAAAAATTTCGCCCCGAAAATCGGCGTTTTCTCCTTATAGCAAAGCTAAGAAAACTCCGATTTTCGGGGATTTTGGTATGTGCGCCGTTTTTTGCGCACATGTTTGTTTTCTTACATCTTGCGCTGTTCCGTTCGAGAGCATTTTAGAAGATTATTGAACATCGGGTAGAGTGTCGTTTTTACTTCGCGAATTTACGGCGGACGGCTGCCACCCAAGCACCGATGCTCTAAAGTGACAGAATTTTTACAGCAGCCTTCCGACTTTTATTCCTACGGCTTCCTTCAAAAACTCGGTTTTCCATAAAATTTCAATCCCTTTTGCTTGTCCTCTCGCCTTACTTCCACCGTCTTTTTGCGGCGTAAAAAGCGAAATTCGACCCGACGTGAATAAAAAAAACTCTCAAACGGGCTACAGATGAGATGTGTAAAAAGCTCTCTTCTCGCCTCTGAGAATAAATTTAAGGAGGACAAAAAAATGAAAACAGCCACTTTCTACAGCTATTTGCCCAAGCGTTACACCACCAACGACGCACATACCGAGCGCGTAAGACGTTTTATTTATTCTTTCAAGCGCGGCGACCGCCATGCGGTAGACTTCGCCATAAAAATCGTAAGCGAGTGCCTTAATAAATGGTACGGCGCAAGCAATCAAGACTATGTGCTCGTGTGTATTCCTGCGGCTACAAGCGCGAAGTATAACCGCCGCTTTAAGCGTTTCGCCGAGGAGGTAAGCAAGCGCACCGGCATACAGAACGGCACGGCACACGTGAATATCTTCGGCATGCGCGAAGCGAAGCACAACAACGCCGCGCACATCGTCAGCGAGTCGTATGGCTACCACGTGAGCACCGACCCCGACTTCTTCGCAGGCAAGAACGTGATACTCTTCGACGACCTCATTACTACAGGAGCCACGGCGGAGGAGTTCGCCGCCGAACTCGCAGCGGTAGACGCTAACGTCATCGGCGGCTTGTTTCTCGCACGCACCAAACTCATGAATAACCATTAAAGCTAAACAATATGAACAATTTTTCAGAACTCGTTCGCGAAGAACGCCCCGACTACAAAGTATATAATAGCGGTTTCGACTCGCTCAACAGCGTTGAGCTCATAAGCCTAATAATAGGGCAGGGCAAAAGCACGCGCGCAGCCATGCAGCAGGCTCGCCAGATAGTGAACATTTGCGGCGGCAGTCTTCGCGACATCGCCACCCGACGCGCCGAAGAACTACAAGTAGTGCAGGGCGTAGACCCAAAGAAAGCAATGACACTGCAAGCAGCGTTCGAACTCGCTAAGCGCATCGAGCGCGAAGCAGCAGCCGACCGCCCGAGCTTCAGAACCGCCGAAGACGTTTGGCGATACTTCCGCCCGATAGTGGGCACGGCAGACCACGAAGAGGCGCACGTGCTGCTCATGAATAATAATTTCAAACTGATTAAAGCCGTGAAACTATCAAGCGGCGGACTCACCGAGACAGCCGTGGACGTGCGCATCATATTGCGCGAGGCACTCGTCAACAACGCCACCACGCTCACCCTGATACACAACCACCCAAGCGGCAACCCGTGCCCGAGCCGCGACGACGACCGCATCACGGCAACGCTAAAGCAGGCGTGCTCTACAATGCGGCTCTATCTTATAGACCACGTCATCGTGACGGATAGCACATACTACAGCTATTCGGAGGAGGGCAAGCTATAGACCGCATCGCACCGACCTCACGCATCGAGGTCGGTGTAGTCGCAACCATTTTGTTGAGCTCAACGAAATGGTTGCTTCTCTTCCCGCCCACCGCCCTGCGCCCGCCGCAAAAACGCCTGCAGCATTTTTGCGGCGGGTCCCAAAGAGGTAAAAAGCCGTCGTCGGAGGCTTTTTGTTGTCTTTTTAAGTTCAGATCTGCATGCGTATCTTTGCCGTAGGTTTTTAATTAGGGGATACCAATGTTGTTTAGTTTTAATTGATTCAGTTATTTTTTCACGTTTATCCTTGCCGCTGGCGCGTGACGCGTCGGCGGCTTTTTACATTTCGTAGTAAAATAGTTATTGTTTTGTTTGGTTATTCGTAGTAAAATTACTACCTTTGCAGTGTTGAATTATTAAACAAGCGATCTATGAAAAATGTAAAAGTTTCTAAGATTCTGAGAATCTTGACTGACGACGGTTGGTACTTAGACCGTTGCAAGGGGGACCACAGAGAGTTCAAGCACCCTACAAAAAAGGGTGTTGTAACTGTCAACGGCAAGCCTTCAACACCTATCTGCGGATGGCTCCTCAGTAGTATTGAACGGCAGTCGGGGCTTAGGTTCTGACAAACTGGGGTGGAGCTGAAGCTCCGCCCCTCCCCCCCACACACATTCGAAGCAGACGCTTGTTTTGATATTCGACAAAGTAAGGTGGCGGTCGTGGCTGCCACCTATTTTAAGATTAACATATAAAACAATATATTATGAACGATGTTGTGATTAAAGCTGCCCGTACTGCTGACGGCTACTGTTGTGCTTGCGACTTACTACCGGGTTGGGTTGTTGCCTACGATGGCGACCTTGAGGGCTTTAAGGAGTATGTCCAGGAGAGTGTTGACTTCTGGCTCGAAGGCAGACGTAAAGACGGTGATGTATACCCAGAGGTGTTTGACGGTGAGTATCGGCTCGTCTACGATTTTGATGTAGCTACGTTGCTCGACTACTATCGTGGCGTATTCTCGTTTGCCGCTCTTCAGTCAATAACGGGCATCAACCAGAAGCAGCTTTCACACTATGCGAGCGGCATATCGAAGCCGCGCCCTCAGCAGGTGAAGAAAATAAAGTCGGGTCTGCGCCGACTTGCCAAGGATATTGAAATGGTCACTGTTTAATAAATTCAACACTGCCGCCCGACCATGCGGCACCATGACCGCTGCAAGTTTCTAATTTCGCAGCATTCATTATATTAAAGAGCTTATTGGAGCCCTCGGTGCGTGACGCATCGAGGGCTTTTTGTCTCCATTTCTCTCCAATTCTCGCCAAATTGGAGTGTTTTCCTCGCAATCCCTCAAAAATTCCTCGCAAATTCCTTGCACGTTTCAATCTTAATGCCTACCTTTGCCATCGCTACAATTTATTGATGCGGACTCTCCGCATAATCTAAGGGCGAGGATGTATGTTCAAGCCCAACCGACATTATATAATCGTTGTGGGCTTATTTTTTGCCCGTAACTTTCCGCATTCCTGAGGCTCGCCCTTAGATTATGCGGACTCTCCGCATAATAATGTGGAGAAGTAAATGATATACGGCGGTTCGCCTTCCACGTGTTTTTAGCCCTTAGTTTCGGCGGAAGCATCGGTAAGTTGTAGCAGACGAGGAAGTGCGATCCGCCTTTTTTCGTACTCTATCGTCAAACCGCACCCGACGGATTCGGGCATAAGGCTACAACTTACCAATATTATGCAAACATCTGCATCAATCCAGCGCACCGCTCATTTGCGCCCGTTTAGCATCAGCACCGCCTCCGTTAAGGCGTGGCTCAACGGAAAGAGCAAGTTTTACACCGCCATCTGCGAGTTCGAGGTGACACGCCGCGAGGTTCTGCGCGTCCACGCTGCGCTTCTGTCTCTCGGCGCAGGTGCCGTCAGCGCCGAGAGCAGCTTCCTCGCCGCCCTCTGCTGTGTAGTCCTCTCGGGCTACAACGTCTACAAGTTAAACCAGGAGGAGAAAGGAGGCGAAGCATGACACGTTTTAAGACTATGCACGGTCTGCACAAGATGCACCGCGAGGGCCAAAAAAAACTGCGCTACGCTCTCGGCATGAGAGTGGAAGTTACGCTGAAGGAAGTGAAGCCCATACCACACTTCAGTTTCCGCTGTCGCGCGAGACTTTGCACATACAGAAAGAAGCTGGCAGAAATTGAATGTGCTTGCAAGGCTCTTGACGCGCTTGTCGAAAGAGTAGAGAAAGGAGGTGAGCGATGAATCCTAACAACATTCAGCAGACACAGCAGGCGCAGAAGCCTGAGGCTGCAGAGGTTTTCGAGTGCGCAACAACAGATGTTGTGCGCGAGCTTGACAAAGATATCAAGCGAGGCGAGATAACCGGCATTATAGAGTTTTTGACAAACGTCGGCGAGCATCTGTTGCAGAGAGCACGTAACGGCTCGATGACAGACCTTGAACTGCAGGAGTACAAAAACTACTTCTACGACCTCGATATTATCCACTACGTGATAGGATATTTCAAGAGCCTGAACCGCAACTGCCCGACCAAGCTCAAGCCAGAAAGGAGGTGTGACGCATGGGGAAGATAGGTTTTATGCAATACTTTGACAACGACGATGATGACAAAAAGCAGAAACGACCTGCCAAGACTGCCGCGTCAGAGACTGAAGACGGTGCCTGGTTCCGAAAATACTTCACCGAGAATTATGCAGCTCACGGCGAGCGGCGACGCGTCATTCTCCGCTCTTCTCGTGAGATTGTCTACGCCCTGCGCAACACATACCCACTCACCGAAGAAGAGGTGACCGTCTACATGCAGCAGCTCGGCTACAGCGCCGTCACGATAGACGGCGAACCGCTCTGGCGGATATACGAGCTTGAAGACATTGAGCTATAATTCAGATAAATACATTTTTGTCCTCGCGGCGCGTTCTATGTGAATAGGGCGCGCCGCTTTTTGTGTCCTACGGCAAACACTATATTATATATAACTTTGTGGTGTACTAATCATCAAGGCTCTTTTTATGCTATTAAATAGAATATTAATGTCTTACGGTTACGACAGCGTCGCCGCCCTTATGTCGAGCATATTTCCTTCGACGAAATACGTCAGCATAGGGCAGAGCGTCGCACTGTCGTCCGTTTGGGGCGTCATCTGCTCGGTGCTCGGCATCTGGCCGATACTCGCACTCGCTATGATCTTCGTGATGATCATCGAGCTGGTGTCGGGTGTCACCGCAAGCCACAAGCGCATGGAGCACTTCGAGAGCTCCAAGTTCTCGCGCTTCGTTCTTAAGCTGTTCATCTGGTTCTCGCTCTTCGTGTCATGTCAGATGTTCTCCTACTTCGCTGCACAGTACGGACACAACACGCTGCAGTGGATGGTGGGCGCATGGTTCTTCGACGTGCTTACTGTCATACTGATGATGGCGTTCGTTGTTGAGCATACCACCTCGATACTCGAGAATATGGCGTGCATCGACGGCAGGGAGAAGAGTTACTACATCGACGTGGTGAAGCGCGTGGCAGCTACGGCTATAGACCGCATCACACACTCGCCCTCTCGCAGAAGTTAGTTTGTAGTTTTTAATAATAAGCTTTAATAAGTTAACTATTTCAATCGGTTATGATTCGTTTCAAGTGGCTCGCCATTTTTCTTGCGTTTCTAACAACCTTTGCTGTTGCCTTCGCTCTCGGTCGTTGCACCGGGGCGAAGGTTCCGGCAAGACTTCCTTCTCGCTACGATCCGCAGTACACCCTACCCGTTACCGTGGACACCAAATACGTGCCGATGCCAAGAGATACAGTTCGCATTGAAGTACCTGCAGAGATAGACACAACGACCATACTCGCAGAGTATTTTTCAAAACATATCTATCGCGACACACTGCGCGCCTCGGCTCCGGGCAAGCTCGGAGGCAGTGCTGAAGCGATTGTCGTCGACACCATTGCCCAAAACGTGATAGCAGGCCGATCAGTGCGCCTCACGTTCACACCAAATAGACTCGCGACGGCTAACTCCGTAGGCGTGCTATCCACTTTCGGGCTTAACCACATGGCGATCATGGCGGAGTACCGCTACGACCGCTGGGCGTTCTACGCTGGCTACAATTTCACCGAGCACGCTCCTCTCGCCGGCGTAGGCTACAGATTATTCCGTTGGTAACAGTTTCTTTCCATATATACCATAGCAAAATGCCTACACTTGCATCACTTCCTCTTCTCATTTTTTCACCCTCAGCCGACGATATCACCATCAAGGCTGAGGGTGATGTTGTGCTTACGACAACCATCACAGCAGACAGCACTACCCTTTTCGACTTCTCTTCCTCCTACGCTCCAGGCCCAGATGGCTGCGTCCACGTCGAGCGTCTATCTGAGCTCGTCAACACCGCCATACTCGCCAGCTTCAAGCCTTCTACCATGCTTACGCCGGGCTGCCGCTCGGCGTCGTGCGAACTAAAGCTCACAGCTAACGGCGAGACCAAGCAGGTTCATGCGCTCTATATGACGCGACTAATTACAGAGATTAAGCCTATGTTCGCCACGCTGCTGCGCCGCCGTCGCGTGGTTCCGGGTTCTCCGCAGCCGGTGAGCATACTCACGGCAGGTGCCAGCGGCCTGACACTGCAGGTGGGCGCTGCCTACAAGCTCAACAAGGGCGGCTTGACATGGCGCGAGGTCACGGTAGAGGTAGACTGCTCGAACGACTACTTCGTTTTCCTCGCCGACATCGACGAGGTGAAGCAAGTGACATCGGCTCCCATCGGCACGCTGCTCTACTATACGATCGTACTTCTTAAAGACGGCAAGCAGGCTGACAAGATTTCTTTCGACATCGACAACAAAACGCGTCCTTCGCTTGCCACACATTTCGTTTTTCTCAATTTGTTCGGCGTGCCAGAGAGCTTCACGTTTCGCGGCAAAGATACCGAAGAGCAAGAGCTGGAGAGCGACTTCGGCTATGCCAACAACGAGTATATACAGCTCAACGCGCAGCTCGTTGAGAGTCACAAGGCTAACACGGGGTGGCTCAGACCAGCGGAGAAAGACGTTGTCTACGGGCTTATGGGCTCGCATTACTTGATGGTCTACGCCGATGGCACGCTGCGACGCGCTACGATCACAGAAGTAGACTCCTCAATCTCGCGTCCGACCAACGAGCCTGCAAACGTGTCAATAACATGGCGATATGCCGACAGACGCCACATGCAGATGCCAGTCGTTACGCCTGACACCGGCAAGGGCGCCATCTTTGCTAAACCTCCTTTCGACAAAACCTTCGACTAATATGGCAGATTCACAAAAGACAATGTACGCAAGCACGATGCTTGCAGATCTCGACATACGCACCGACCGCTTCGGCCGCCGGCGTATTTTCTCTATCAAGTTCACCACAAAAGACGGCAAGCTGCGCTTCATTCCTACCGCCTATGCAACGGGATGCAAGGGTATGGATATGAAGCGTCACCGCTTTCGCGGCATCCAGCCCTGCGACTGCAAGGGCAACCCGGAGCTGCACGTCTTTCCCGTGAAGATTACAAACATCATCGAATACAACTCACACATAATAGACTGGAGCAATGGATATTCTGTATAACAGCGAGGGCGTGCCGCTCATGATGAGCAGCGATACCGCCTTCTACGATACAAAGGTAGACCGCACCGCCTCTGACGAGCGACGACGTGTACTTTTCCCTTACGACGACACACGTCACGACTACATCGTCGTAGGCGAGGAGCGTGTGCTGGCGTGGGGGCGCGACAACTTATTCCCCACCAAAGCGGCGGAGATAGTGCGCACGACCACGGTGCTCAACACCGGCTTGCGATTTCTACGCAACCTGACGATGGGTCAGGGCATCTTTGCATGCCGCGTTAAAGGCTACAACGACAAGGGCGACGAGATTCTTGAGCCTATCGACGACAATAACATACAGCGCTTCGTAAGCTCAAGAATAGTGCGCAGATACATGGAGAAGACTCTGCGCGACTTTTTGAAGGTGGGGTGCTCGGCGGTGCAGCTCGTGCCTAACGCAGCCGGCAACAGCATCATCGGTCTCAACACTATCAACAGCGAACACTTTCGCTTTACGGTGCCGTCAGATGCACTCGGTTCGCAGAACTGCGTAGTCAGCGGATCATGGGATTTGTCGCCGTCGAGCTACACGGTGCTACCGCTGCTCAACGACTACTCACCGGAGAATCACGCTGAGCTGTTGCGCTTCATGGGCAAACTGAAGCAGGGCATGGTCTACCCGGTGCGCGACTCCTGGTCTAACGACGACATCTACGGCGAACCGATTTGGTGGCCAGCGTATGTTGCAGGCTGGGTTGATATCGCTCACCTCGTGCCGCAGTTCCTGAAGAAGGCGTACAAAAATCAGACAACCTGGAAGTGGCACGTACAGATACCTTACTCGTATTGGGATAAGAAATTCCCTGCCGCCGACTTCAAAAACAATCCGGAGCTACGCAAGGCTGCTATCAACAAGTACATGGATGAGATCGAGCGCAACCTGCTCGGCGCGCAGAACGCAGAGAAGCCTATCTTCACGAACTACGCCGTGAACGAGATGAACGGTCGCATCGAGGAGGAGTGGAAGATCACTCCGCTCTCTAACAAATACTCGGCAGGGCAGGAAAATCTCGTGACATCGGCAGCTGCCAACTCGGAGATACTCTTCGCACTCATGGTGAACCCTAACGTGCTGGGCGCAGGTATGCCGGGCGGCTCGTATGCAGGCAACCAGGGCGGCTCGAACATACGCGAGGCGTTCCTCGTAAACATCGCCAACTCGTGGATAGACCGCCAAAACCTGCTCGATCCCCTACAGCTATATCTGCAGCTCAACGGCGTGCCTGACGACGTGCAGCTGCGCTACCGCAACACTATACTGACCACGCTCGACACCGGAGCTGGCACATCACACCAATTATCTTAAAACTTTACGACTATGCTATTTTCTAAAGAAAAATGGGATAACGGCAAGCAGATTTCGCCTTTTGTGCCCGTATCCTCATCGCTATCTTTTCAAAAGATGCAGGCGCCGCTCGACGGTGCGGAACAGCAGTTTCTGCGTCCGCTCGTCGGCGACGCCATGACCGACCGCATCCAGTCCGTCTGCGACAACATGCCCGAGGGCGACGTGCTCGCTCCGCAACTGCTGCAGATAGCTCGACGCGCCGTCGCAAACCTCGCCTTCTGGCACGACTTCGACGCTCTCAACCTACGCATTACAGACCAAGGCTTCCAACGTCAGGGTTCGGGCGACTGGCAGGGCGCATACAAGTACCAAGAGGACAATCTGCGCGCCACATTCAAGAACCGCGGTTTTAACGCCCTCGACTTTCTACTCGACTTCCTCGACGATCATCTCGACGTTTATCCGGAGTACAAGCAGTCGAAGTGCTACACCGACCGCAGCTGTGCCATCGTGCGCTCTCCGCGTGAGGCGAACCAATTCGTGTTTATCAACTCGTCGCACATAGTGTTCATGCGCCTGCAGACAGAGTTCCGCACCGTAGAGGAGTATGACCTCTGCGCCATCCTCGGCGAAGATTTCTACAAGCGACTGCGCCGCTGGCTTGACGGCTCCGAAGAGTTCCCGGAGTGCATCTGCACGCTCAACCAGTTCCGCCTCGCCTGCGCCGACTACGTTGTCAAAAAGGCTGCTGCACGCCTGATGCGCCAGACGGGCACGCTCACCGAGCGCGGTCTGTACTTCGAAGCCATTACTGCAGGTAGCTACGGCAATGAGACCATGTCGCAGGCTTCTGACAGACAGATAGGCGACCGCTGCGCTCTTGCAGAGGTTGACGCACATCGAGCCGAAGCCTCGCTCAAGGCGTTCATTAAAAATTATATGGGCGACGTTGTCGGGTGGCAGACAAGCACCGGACCGCTGCGCGACAATGACGACAAAAACGCTTTCTTTACTATGTAGACAAATATGAAGCATATCAAAGTGACATTCGGCAAGAAGATATACGAGCATGAGATACCGACGCGGTGGGATGAGCTCGACGCCGAGGGCTTGAAGCTGGCAGCGAGAATATGGTCGGGCGCCGTGCCGCGCGATGTACTCCTCGCGCAGTTCTTCGGCTTGCCCGATAAGGTGGTTGAGTCTATCGACGACTATCTGGTCTACTGCCTCATGCAGCTCACGACGTGGCTGCAACGTCTCGACGACGATGTTGACAACTTCAAGATAGAACAGCTGCCAGATACCGAATACCTATCACCTGGTCCGCGTCTGAGTGGCTGCACGCTTGAGCAGTTTATGATAGCCGACACCAACTTTCAGCGATATTCTATAAGCCAAGATGCAGATCATCTTACTTACTTCATCGCTTCGCTCTATAATGCGAAGGAGCGAAGCAAAAACAACATGGAGCAGAAGATCGCAACAGTAGAGCAGCTACCTGAAGATGTGCGCCAAGCGGTATTCCTGAACTTTATTCTTATACGCCGATGGCTCTCGCGCTCGTACCCTCACCTTTTTCCGCCTGCGCAAGCTGATGACGAGGAAGAGGAGGAGACCGACAAACAGCCGAAAAAGCCTCGCCCTACAGACTGGCTCGCCATCTTCGACGCGTTCATGGGCGACGACGTTGCGTTCATCGACCGCTACAAGCGGCTTCCTGCTCTCGATGCTTTTCGACTTATGAACCGACGCATCAAACAATCAAGACAACCTCAATAACATCAAATGCTTATGACAATACAAGCCGTTGCAAAATACCTCGAGCAGTTGTGCAGGGAGCACTCGCTTGTCAACCATTCAGACGATGCGCCGCATTTTGTAAATCTCAACGACGACAAGCGCAACACTTCGTTGGTTCAAGAGCTTCGCTACCCAGCTGTGTACTTCGAGTCGACTGACTTCCAGATTGAAGCATCGTCAACATCCGTGTCGCGCAACTATACGTGCCATATCGAGGTGCTTGTCCACGTCACCGATACAGGCGATTACGCTGAGGTGGAGCGGGCATTGTCCGATTCTTCACAGATTATTACTGATATCTTTGTACGTATGATGCATGACCGTGTGGGGCGTAAGCCTGAGCACAAATGGCTGCTCTCGCTCATTCCTTCATCGCCGATTAAGGTTCTGCCTATACAGAATGCAGAGAACGCCCTGTACGGCTGTCTGGCAGAGTTCTCTGTGTCTTTGTCTGACTGCATCAACGATAGTTTAAACAATTTCAAATCAATAAATAATGGCTAAAACATACGACATACTTACATCGCAAGCCGAAACCATCCGCACCAATACGCTCCCGAACTCCAATACGGCAGGGCTTGTCGGCCAGATGCTCAAAGACATCATTGAAAAGGTGAGTGAGGTGAACACCTCGTCGTCGGGGGCGGTCACTGCCATCAACGTCAGCCCTACAGCTGACGCTAATGGCGTCATACTGACGCTTTCCGTCCGGGCGGGCGAGAAGGTGAGTCTGCAATCTGTGAACTTGCCGGTTGTCAGCGCTTCTGCTGCTGGTGTCATCACTCCTGCACAGATGTCCTCAATAACAAGCTCGCTCAATACAATGTCGCGGTCTATTCTTGAGATTTCTAATAACTATAACGCTCAGAAGAAGACCGTTGACGAGTTGCAGGGCAGCATCCAGACGTTAACTGACGAGATAGAGATTCTCAAGAATTCTGCTGTGACGTTTTACGGCACTGTCATGGTGACTGCGCTCAAGATGTCCTCTATATATTATTCTACAGACGAGAACTGTAGGGTCGTATACAACCTTAAAGAGAAAGTTTTTGTTCTTGAGGTTGATAAAGGTACGACTTCTTACTATAACAACTGGCGTGACGGTGATGCTTTCGGCAAAGCGACATTGGCCGGGCGTGTGCCTCGCAGCGGCAAGATGTATGTGAACGTGAGCGAACAGCGTTCTTACGTCTGGTGTGACGATGAACTTATTCTTGTCGGTACCGACTTGGAGCTTGGGCATGAACAAGACACAGCGTTTCCGGGCGATGAGGGCGCAGACATGAAGAATCGTCTGAGCACTGCCGAAGAGAATCTTAAAGCTTTCATTGATAGCAAGGGTGTTGAGGGCGGTATCGCTCCGCTTGATATTAACGGCATTGTTCCTGAGAATTATCTGCCTGACATGCGTACTCCCATAGATGTTATTCAGACTCGTCTCGGGCTAGTTCCTTTCGTCAATGTTAGCAGACTGGTCGGCGGCAACTACACGCTCGAAACAGCCATTGACCGCATTTACAGAACAACGTCTATTCGAGAATACCTTGTTGTTCCTGGTCTGATGATAACCTATCGAAAAGACTCTACACATTGGGAAATCAAGCAGTATACTTCCGACTCTACGTCTGAGGCGGACTTCCGTGATACTGAGAAATGGCAGGATGTGGGCGGTGGCGGTACGTCGTCATCTGTATTCAACCCTACTGTCTCTTATCCCATCAGCGGCTTTTATGCCCTCTACGATCCCGACAATGCAAAGGCGTCTGCCGTTGATGTAGCGTGGAATGCGGGCAAGGTGTCGTTTGGTTTGCTGCTCACTATTCAGGTTTCCAAGAAGATTTGGAAGACCTATCAGTACATAGGCACTTCGCTTACCATCGGTGCTTGGCAGGACCCGGTGAACTGGCAAGATTTCGGGTCTCTAGCTGCCGGTTCTGAGACCTACATCAACATCAACAATCTCATCGATGGCAATGGCAAGGTGGTTTATTATACGCTCAGCAGTGCGGTGGCGGCTCTCATCAGTTATCAACAGAGTACGGCTGTCAACTATATCAAGCGTGGTCTTATTATCTCTTTTCTTTCCGAGACTAACAAGACGAGGTCGTTCCAGTTCCATGGCGACAACATCGCTGACGCGTCCAAGACTGATACGGGTGCAACTTTGTGGCGTGAGTTCGGCAAAAGCGAGGACATCAACCTTTCTGATACTCCCGTCAAAGACGGCAAAGATCCTTATAGCACGGGGGGCGCATACACCAACACGCCGACTGACATCGATATTGTCGAGGAGGATGGCGGCGTCTACAAGTTTGCGCTCACCAATGCCGACGGCAACCAAATCGGCGAACAGCGCCAGATTGTCATCAAGGGCGGTGGCGGCGCGGTCCAGGCTACGACCGTCAGCATTGCGCTGAAGATGTCTACGGTCTATGGTGCTGTGGGCTCGACAATGACGATTGAGGCTGCTATTATGTCGGTGACTTCTACTCCTTCAGGTGACTCGCTCAACTCCATAACACGTGTTGACCTCGTTGACCGCTCAACTAATGCTGTTCTGCAGACGCTTAATGTCAACACTGAGTCGTCGGCTAATCTTACAGACGATTTCAAATTCAAAATTGATATATCCGAGTATTTTGCAACTACTGCAGGTTCGCGCTCGTTCCGTATCGTGGCTTACGATGACGGCGACCACTCAGGCAACAAGAACGTGTCGGCTGTGGGTGTTGATGCTACTGTTGTGTCGCAACAGACGCTCAACTATACTTCGTCGACGGTGCTGAAGGTGAATGGTGCTGCTGTGTCTGTACCTCTTTATTCCTTCCCCAACAATGCATCATCTAAGGGTATTAAGGCAACTGTTGAGATGTACTATAGTGGTGCTTGGCACACCATCGACGAGACTGTGGTTACTGACGTGTTTACTCATGCCGTCAACCTCGACCCTAAAACTCTTGGCCTGACACATGGCTCGTACCCGTTGCGTATTCATGGTGTTGATGTGGCTTCGGGCGTATCTGGCAACTGGCTGTACTCCGGCATCATGGTCGTTAACGAGGCTAAAGACACGCCTCTCGTCGTCATGCGTTGGTCTGATGACGGCACACAGACGAGAAAATTGTTTCAGACCGTGTCTGTGGATGTGGCTGCATATACTTCCGGTGAGACCAAGACGGCTGTTGATGTCATGATGCAGGTGGGCGATAACGCTGCTACCGTTATAGCTCAACAGCAGATGTCTCGCGATCGTACTTATACCGTGACCAAGCGTCTGTCTGGTATGTCTGTCGGCAGCAAGCTCAAGCTCTACGCTATGTCGGGCGATGTGCGCTCGGCGGCATACGATATTACAGTTGCGGGGTCTATTATACCTATCGAGACTACTGCAGGTGCCATCTTTGACCTTGATATGTCATCGCGCTCTAACAGCGACTCTGACAAGACCATCTCTGACAATGGGGTGAACATTGAGGTTAGTGGCGCCAACTACACCACTAACGGTTTCGTGCGTGACAACTATGGTTCTGACGATTACGGGCAGACTGACGCTAACGGCAATCCGCTCGGTCGCATGGCTCTGCGTATAGCCGAGAATGTCACGGCAAAGTGTGATTTCAAACCTTGGAGCAACGCCTCGACCGAAACGACGGGCATGGCTCTCTCGTTTACCATCAAGCCAGCCAATGTCGCCGACTCTACGGCTCGCCTTATCGACGCGCTTGGCGACGGACAGATCGGTTTCTACGTTACCGGCGACAAGGTCGTGTTCACGTGCGATGGCGAGCAGTCGACAATGTATACGGCCACCATGCCGCTTAAAGCGGAGAAGGTGACACGTGTTGATATCGTCATAGAACCTTCAGCGGTCGCACCGTATCAAGGCATCGGTGTTGTCAAGATTTTCGGTGATGGCGAGGAGCGTGCTGCTTGCGCCTATTCCAAGAATGCGCTGCCGATGAATGACAATATCATCCGCTTCGACGGCACGCTGGCTGATCTCTACCTATACCAGCTGACGGCATGGCGCACTTACTATCAGTTCCGCCAAGCCTTCAACAACTACCTTGCAGCCATGCCGGATACCGACGCTATGGTCAAGGAGTACGAGGCGAACGACGTGATGGCGAGCCAGACAGCCGAGAACACCACCAAAGACCGACCGACTATAGAGGCTTGCAAGATGGCTGGTCTCTGTGTGATGGTGATGGTGAAGAACAAGAACACGGCTGACACCGAAGACCAATATCCGGGATATCTCGATACGCTCGACGGCGACAAGAAGACGAAGCGCATACTTGACTTCTACCTCTATTTCCCCGACCGTCCTTGGCAGGACTGCTACATCGAGGGTGCAACGGCATCTAACCAGGGTACGACATCGTCAATGCGTCCTGACAAGAATAAGAAGATTAAGACGAAGTCGGCCAAGATTACTTTGCTGCACAAGCGCGAGGAGTTTAGCGGTGCTGACCTCGCTAAGTATGACGAAGCTCTTGCCAATGCCAAGAAGTCGAAGATAAAGGTACTTGAGACTTCTGTGCCGACTAACATCATCACCTTTAAGGTTGACTACTCTGACTGTACGGGCGCGAACAATGGTGCGTCGTGTGAGCTTAACAATCGACTGATTCGTGCTCTCGGTGCTGAATACATGCAGCCGTCGCAGAATGCCTACACTGGCAAGGCAGAGATTAATCCGTCGATAGCGAGCGTGCCGTGTGCCTTCTTCCGCACCGACAAGTATTCGCCAGATGCTACCAACCCGGCTTATGCCTACTTCCACGTCAAGGCCAACCTTAACGAGGATAAGGGCGACGCCAAGGTGTTCGGCTTCGAGGGCGTAGACGGCTACAACAAGAGCTGCATGAACTATGGCGACTTCAAGGAACTTGTTGCCGAACGCGACCAAGACTTCAATGAGTTTAAGGCTCAGACGCTTGCCAACACGTCTAAGCTGCAGGCGGGCGATATATACATGCTGTCGGAGTTCTGCGGTCCGAAGACTGCCTTCATTGAGAATGACGGTACCGGCCACTTTGTCGAGACAAGCGAGGTGGCTGACGCTTTGGTGATAGAGCGGACACTTGCCGAGCTACTATCGGCTGACGTGAAGAGCTATGACTGGAGCGAGGTATACAAGACGAGCGACGGCAAGTATGCTAAGTATGAGGGTGGCAAATGGCGAGAGACTACCGGCTCGATGACCTACGACAAGACGACCAAGCGCTGGCAGGTGACGGGCAGGGTGCTCAATCCGACGCAGTGCTATGAGCATCTTAAATACAACGGTCTTAACTGGTATCAGGGCGTGAACTCGGTTGACGACATGCTGCGTCTTGACCCTGCTACGGGCAAGCCGATTTGGCTGTCGCATTTTGAAAGCCGCTATCCAGACGACGACGATCTGAACGCTCTGTACGAGAGTGGCAAGAAGGTGCCGTACTACTTCTATGAGAACTTGATGTGGATGCAGCAATGCAACCCCCATCTTACTGAAGCTGACGGCAACATAACGCTTGACGGCAAGATGGTGCCAGGCACTCGTGCCAACCGCGCCAAGAAGTTTGCCCATGAGATGCACCGCTACTGGAGGGTGAAGCCTGCGCTGTACTACTACATACTGACAGACTACGAGAATGCTGTTGACCAGCGGTCCAAGAACATGATGCAGACCTTCATGCTATGTGAGGATGGTGTGATACGTTCTGACTTCAACAACTGGTATGACGGCGACTGTACGCTGGGTGCCGACAACGACTGCGCCCTTACTATTTCGGCATTGCTCAATCCACTACTGGTAGGCGAGGGCGAAGAGGGCAGACTGTACCAGGGCTGGGACAGCGTGTTCTTCCAGCGGCTCAATGAGAACCCCGTCATCTGGCTTGACGACTACAAAGAGGGCGACGAAAAGAGTGGCTACACCGACAAATCGCGTTTCGTGACGCTGCATGATGTGGCTGATGAGATGCGTAAGGCTGTGGACAAGCAGGGTCTGAAGGTGTTTTCTTACGACGGTCTTTATCAGATATGGATGACAAAACGCATCCTGAAGTGGGCTAAGGTGATTTCGTCGTTTGACGGCGAGCGTAAGTATATCCAGCACTCTAAGGCGAGCGCCAACTACTTCTTCGCCTTGCATGGCTTACGTCTCGACGATATGCCAGAATATATCAAGACTCGCTTCGCCTATCGCGACGGTTACTACCAGGTGGGTGATCTGTACACTAAGCCGATGAAGATGCGTGCGTCGGGCAAAGCAATCACTGTGAGCATCACGGCGGCTAAAGACGGTTTCTTCGGCATCGGCGAGGATCGCGCAGATACCGCAGCAGACTCTACTTATCTCAAGAGAGGCAAGAGCTATACGTTCTTCAATGACAGTCCGCGCAGTTATTCCGAGTCGGGTACCATGTTGTACGTCTTCGGTGCTGCTTCACTCGCATCACTGGACATCAGTGCTGCTACGCCGAAGTCGCAGGGCTGGGATATACAGTACTGTAAATTGCTGCAGCATCTTGTTGTCGGCGATGCTGACTACGTTCCATACACTGTCGATGGCACACTTGACACGCTCAACCTCGGCAACATGCCTTTCCTTCAGTCGCTTGACGTGCGCAACACGCTCGTCGCATCCGTTGACGCGAGCATGTGTCCTCGCCTTACGAGCATCAAGGCTGACGGCAGTCGTGTGCAGAGTGTCGAGGTTGCAGAGACGTCGCCAATCACTGAACTTACGCTTCCGGCGACGCTCAAGACTGTCAAGTTTATCAACTTGCCGAACCTAAGCTACACGCTGACGGGTGGCAACCTTCAGATTGCCTCTCTCGCCAATGTGCAGACACTGCGCATCGAGCACTGCAATGAGATAGAGCCGTTGACAATGCTTCAGCGTGTTGTTGACGCTCAGACGGGCAACCGTCAGCTTACTGCCATCCGAGTGGTTCAGACGCTTTCTGGTGACGGTTCGCTGCTTGCCTTGTTACTGACTCTTGGCGTGCGCGGCATTACCGAAGACGGCAAGTTGCAAGACAAACCGGTTGTCGAGAGTGACTATCAGCTTACTCGTGTGCGAGAGCAGTCGTACATAGACGACCTCACTCAGCACATCGAGGGTCTTACGATAGTCATGTCTATCATGGCTTATATTAATGCTGTTATCGATTTCCTCGGCGAACAATACTCCGGCGAGGCAGAAGTTGAAGATGTCAGTCTTGACAATATCAACGACTACCTGAAACAGTACAACGGTGAGACTTATGATGACTACTACAATCGTCTGGCTGAAGCCGATGATGATATTCTTAACATTATTGACAAATAACAAAATGGCAAGCAATCAACAAAACATTACTGGCCTCCTGCTCGCTAAACGCGAGCAGGTTAAGGCTCTTCAAGACTTGGGTTTTGCCGATATTTCCGAGTCTTCACGCGCTTCGCTCTTTGCAGAGCGTATTCGTTGGGCTGCAGGGCTGCTCGACATTCGTGTGGCTGCTGACCGCAAACGTGACGGCAAGAAATTCTACTTCACTGTCGAGGAGTGGCAGACCATTGACAATGCCGGGCGGTCAGAGGAGTTTGCACGGCGTGGCGTTCGCATCAGGGCAGACGGTCTTTCGTTCGTCATGTCTCTACAGTATTACGCTGACAAGACATGGGGGTCACGGTCTTCTGTCAGTGACCTTGCGTCTTTTGACGGTCGTGCCGGTGCCTGGTCGCATCAGGATGTTGCTCGATTCAACCGAGCAATACTTGACTATTATGCCGACAAGAACGCCGATGGCGTCATCGGCGCCCCTGCAGCTGAAGCTGCAAATGGCTATCATGCATATCTCGAAGATGACGGGGTCATGGTGAATGGTGTCGCTATAGATGACCAGACATCATGGATGCTGCCTGACGTTGCGCAGGCGTTTGTTATCTATCACAACCGCAAGGCTATTGACACGGTCATTGCTCAGGTTTGGGGTCATGCTTTTACGCTTGACAAGACAGGTGGCGCAATATGGACCTGCGTGCAAGTCAACGGCGGTATGGCTTACCGTGTATCGGTGTTTAGCGGTGGTGTCTATTATACAAACAAGACAGACAAGTATATGGTAATACCTATTTCTGAAGAGTAATTATGGATAATGCAAATAACAGTTCGATTATTCTCGGTCTTAACAAACAAGACCAGATTAAAGCTCTACGCGATGTCGGCTTTACAGACATCGCTGACAATGCTACGTGGTCTGACATCGTTAATCACATGAGGTGGGCCGGTGGTCTGCGCGACCTGCAAGTGGCTACATATCTCAAGACCTCGCTCAGAGACCCGTCGCCGCAAAGGTCTTATTTCTCTGAAGACCAATGGCAGACGATGACCGTGAACGAGAGGTCAAAGTTTGTTCCGTTCGGCGTGGCCATACGTGCTGAGCGCATGGCTTTCGTGTTATCGCTTCAAAACGCCAAATCAGACTCTACCATTCGTTTTGTGTGGGGTCCTACGAACATCAATGTGCCCGGTCTTAAAGATTTTAGTAACAAAAACGAGGGGGTGTTCGAAGATGTTGACGGCGAGACTAACACCGACCTTATTCTTGCATGTGCCAAGGAGCAAGGGGCCAGCTTTCCTGCCGCTACCGTTGCGCGGTCTTATAAGGCTTTCACTAAGGCTGCTGACAGCACGGCTATCGACGACCCGACCAAATGGTCGCTTCCAGCCTACGGCCAGTTGCGCTTGCTATATAAATACCGTGAAGAGATAAGAAAGTTTTTAACAAACAATTTCGGTTCTTCATATTCTTTAACACTTGACTGGCATTGGAGTAGTACTGAGTGGGATGCTGGTGGCGCTTGGAACGTAGGCCTCAACAACGGCAGCGGCGGCCACGGCAGCAAGACAAACGCGGGCTTCGTCCGCCCGGTGGCAGCATATTAGCTCTTCAACCCTT